TCTGTTCGAGGATCAGCAGCCGGACGGCTCGACCAAAAATATCACTGCGTATCGCATCCGGTACGCCTCCGGGTTTGAACAGGTAGCCCTTTCCAGTAATCCGGCCAGCATCCGCGGATTACAGGGAATCGTGGATATTGACGAAGCGGCCTTCCACCGAAACGTCCAGGCGGTCATCGACGCCGCCACGGCACTCATCATTTGGGGCGGGAAGATCCGGATCATCAGCACCCACAACGGCGACAAGAATCCGTTCAATCAACTCGTCAAGGACAGCCGGGCGGGCCGCACCGGTTTCAAGGTTTTCAGGGTTACGTTCGATGACGCCGTGGAGAACGGCCTCTACGAGCGCGTCTGCTTCATCAAGGGCTGGACGCCCACGCCCGAAGGGAAAGCCGACTGGTACAAGCAGGTCCGCAGCGCCTACGGGGTCAAAAAAGACATCATGCACGAGGAACTGGACGCCATACCGCGCGAAGGTTCGGGTGTCGCCATTCCTGGCGTGCTCATCGAATCCTGCATGACGGAGGAACGGCCGATCCTGCGTTTGGCCCTCGAAACGGAATTCGCCCTGAAAGACACGAAGTGGCGGGAATCATGGACTGCCGAGTGGATCAGGATCAATTTGAATCCGCTCCTGGACGTGCTGGTCAAGGAGCGCCAACACTGTTTCGGCGAAGACTTCGCGAGATATTGGGATTTCACCGTCATCGCCCCTTTGATCATCGAGCAGAATTTATTGCGCCGGTGCCCGTTCCTGGTCGAAATGCACAACGTTCCGACGCGCCAGCAAGAACAGATTCTCTGGCACATTATCGATCGCTTGCCGAGGTTCCGGTGCGGGGCGATGGACGCGACCGGCAACGGTGCGACCCTTGCCGAATACACGGCGGACAAATACGGCCATAACCGGATTCATCAAATCATGCTCAACGACGCCTGGTATCGGGACAACATGGGCATGTTCGAGCGGGCGTTTGAAGACCGGACGATCGACATTCCCAGGGACGCCGACGTCCTCAACGATATCCGTACGCTCGAAAGGATCAACGGCGTCACGAAATTGCCGAATCTGCATATCACCGACACAAAGAATGCCGGATTTCAGCGACACGGCGATTCGGCGATCGCCCTGGCTCTGGGCTGGTTTGCGACGAAGCAGGATCACATCGAATATGCCTACCATCCAGTCGAGAAGAAAGACCGGGAAAAGGAAAGGCCCGTCGCCGTTACGGCAGGGCTGGGTAGAAACGAGGGACTTTGGTGATGGCAACGACACTCTTGGACCAATACGGCCGGCCGATCGAGAAGCGGCAACTCACACAGGAAATCGCGGCGCCCACGCTGACCGGCGTGCGCACGATCTGGTCGAACCAGATAGCTTCCGGCCTCACGCCTGCGCGGCTGGCCAGGATACTCCAGGCCGCGGCCGAGGGTAATCATGACGATTACCTGACCCTGGCCGAGGAAATGGAGGAGCGGAATCTCCATTACGCCGCGGAACTGGCAAAACGGAAGCTTGCCGTTTCGCGCCTGCCCATCACCGTCGAAGCTTACAGCGACGCCAAGGCCGACCAGGATCTGGCGGATGCCGTCCGCGATCTGGTCCGGCGCCCCGGCATGCGTAGCCTGGTCAAGCATATCATGGACGGCATTGCGAAAGGCTTCAGCGTCAACGAGATCGTATGGGATCGTTCCGGGTCCACGTGGATGCCCTCCTACAAATGGCGCGACCCCAGGTATTTCACCTGGGACATGGTTACTCGGTCCGAATTGAAGCTGCGGGACGAGGCGAACGTATCGGAAGGCATACCGCTGGCGCCGTATAAGTTCATCGTCCATATGCCCGTCATCAAGTCAGGCATCCCGATCCGCAACGGCCTGGCCCGCCTGGCGGCATGGGCGTTCATGTGTTCCGGCTATACCGTCAAGGACTGGATGGCGTTCGCCGAGGTCTTCGGCATGCCTCTTCGGCTGGGCAAATACGGCTCGGGGGCGACGCCCTCCGACATCGATATCCTGAAAATGGCCGTGGCCAACCTGGGGTCCGATGCGGCCGCGGTCTTTCCCGACTCGATGCAGGTAGAGCTTGTCGAGGCGGCAAAGGCGGCGGGTGCCAACGACTTTTACAAGATTCTGGCCGAATACCTGGACGATCTGCTGAGCAAGGCCATCCTGGGGCAAACATCCTCCAGCGGGGGTACGCCCGGCAAGCTAGGCGAAGAGACGCTCCAGGCGGACGTCCGGGACGATATCCGCGACGACGATGCCGAGCAGGTCGAGGAAACCCTTAACCGGGACCTTATCCGGCCGTTTATCGACCTGAATTTCGGGCCGCAGAAGAACTATCCGAGCGTCCTGCTCCGGGCCGTGAAACAGGAAGACATCAAGACGCTGAGCGAGGCCCTGGCCAAGCTCGTGCCCCTGGGGCTCGAAGTGGAACAATCGGTCATACGGGACAAGATGGGGCTGCCGGACCCGGCGAAGGGGGCCAAGCTGCTCGTCCCGCCCGCGTCGGGTCAACCGGCGCCGGCGGCACCGGCGCACGAATCGGCAACCAACCGGGAGCGGCATGCCTGCCCGCATTGCGGCAAGGCCGTCAATCAAGAAGGCGGCGAGGACGACAACGACGCGGGGGACGACCTGGTCGATGAGCAGCTCGGCGATTGGGAGCAGGTCATGGACCCGGTATTGTCGCCCATCTATGCCCTTGTGGCCGATCTGGCGAGGTCGGGCGGTACGCTCCAGGATCTCCTGACCAGGCTGGCCGCTCTCTACCCCGGCCAGGACGACGAAAGGCTGATCAACGACCTGGCCTCGGCCACGTTGAAGGCCCGCGCAATGGGCGACGCCACGGACGAGGTGTGATGTGACGCCGACAAAGAAGACATTCCCCGGACCGGCGCCGAAAGAAGCCGTGGATTACATCAAGAACAAGGGCTGGAAGCCCGGATGGGATTACCGGGACGTCTGGGGCGAGGAGCATGCCGTGGCGTTTACCGTGGCAAAGGCGACCAGGATGGAGGTTTTGCAGAGTATACGCGCGGAAGTGGAACGGGCCATTACGGACGGCGTGACGCTTAGGCAGTTTCAAAATGTCCTGACGCCGACCTTGCAGAACCTCGGCTGGTGGGGAAGGCAGGAACAAACCGACCCGCTGACGGGAGAGGCCAGGGACGTTCAGTTGGGAAGCCCTCAGCGTTTGCGAACCATCTATGACGTGAATTGCCGGACGGCCAGAGCGGCCGGGCAATGGCAGCGGGCGGAGAGGACAAAGAAATCTCTGCCGTACCTGCTCTACCAGCTCGGATCGGCAAAGAAACACCGCCCTCAGCACGTCGCCTGGCACGGGACGCTGCTGCCGGTGGACGATCCGTGGTGGGACACCCACACGCCGCCCAACGGCTATAAATGCAAATGCCACTACCGACAGGTAGGGGAAAGAGAAAAGGAAACGCTGGAGCAGACGGGAATACCGGATTTGACGGCCGCTCCCGAAATCGATCCGTCAACGAAACTGCCGACCGGGAGATTGGAACGGCGGATGGTTCCCGTCAGGACCGAGGCCCCGAGCGTCCGGTATCGCAACTGGCTGAACAAACGAACGGGCGAAACCTTGCGGGTGCCCGAAGGCATCGATCCGGGATTCGACACAAATCCGGGCAAGACCAGGCTGAAAAACATGTCCCGGTTCCTGGACGGCAAACTGAAGGCCGCGGACCTTAACGTGGCGCATGCGGTCATACGCGACGTCGTGAGTTCGCCTACTTTCGCCGCGTTCCTTGAAAAACCGATACCGGGCATGGCCATGCCGGTGTTCCGGATGCATGACGCCGCGGCCCAGACGCTCGGCGCCCGGCAAATCGTTGCGAGCCTCAGCGAGGAAACCTTGCTGAAGAACAAACTGAACCATCCGGAACTGACCCTGGACGATTACAGGACCTTGCCCGATTTGGGAGAGCATCCCGACCTGATCGTCCAGGACGGAGCGAATACGGTGGTGCTGGTGAGACGGGGCGAGAAGATTTATTGGGGGGCGCTCAAGGCGACGCGAAGCCGGGAAAGCTCGTTTCTGACGTCCTTTCGGCTGACTCATCCCAACAATGTCCAGTTTTTATTGAAGAAAGGCAAGATTATTTACGGGGAATGGAAATAAGGACAAGGCATGCGGTGGGGCCTCCCATCAACCCCACATAGCGCTCCCGCGGAAACCGCGGTGCTACGGCCGGGAGAATATCACCGTGTCGCGCATGCCTGAATTAAAAATAGGCCCATAAAGCGAAAAAGTCAAGCAGATGATGGTTGGGCCGCATGGATGATCGAAAATCGAATAAACGGCAATGTC